CATTTGATAGACGCATTACGATATGCACTTTATAAACAAATTAGTGAGGCTAAAAAGTCACTGAATGCATTATACACTAATCCTAACTATTGGAGCTAACATGTTTAAAAAAATAAAAGAATTAATGAATGATTACTACAAAGACAGCACATTTAGAGAGCCGATTGAGCATGATATTAAAATTGAGCAATTAGAACAACTACAAGAACAATTACATAAAAAAATTGCTTTTATTAATAAAATAGATAATAAATTCACACTTAACAAAGATTATCAACAAGCGTTCGAACAGCAAAAGAATGCTCAAGCAATTGCAACCGATATGGCAATGGATAACAATCCTAGCCAATTTACTAATTTATACGGGATTAATTACAACGACCCATTAATCAAGCAATATCAATTTATGGGATGGGGTGCTTTGATTATGTATCAACAAATCCCGCTGATATACAACGCTTGTAAAGTATATGCTGACGAAATACTACGAGGCGGGTTTGAACTGGTTAGCACAGATGGTTCAGATAAAAGCAAATTAATTGAATTGTTAAATAGTAAAATTAAAGAATACGAAGTTAAAGAAACATTGCACAAAGCGTTACTAACAGCGGTTAGTTTAGGGGGTTGTCAAATATTCACTAAACTCAAGAATGATGAGAAAAAGCAAGATAAAAAAATAAAATATGATGTAACTTCAGTATCAAAAGGTAGCCTTGAGTATTTTACTGTAATTGAACCTCAGTGGTGTAGTCCTGTTGCTGTGAATTTTAACAAGCCAAAAGACGCCGATTTTTACAAACCAGAGTTATACACAGTGATGGGCGAGACAACTCATTGCAGTAGGATGATTAAAGTAATATTTAATCATGTGCCAAATTTAATAAAGCCAGTGTATTGGTTCTATGGCATGTCTCTAACACAAAAGATATTACAGGCTGTAATGGACGCTGAAGAAATAAAAAGCGAAATAAAAGAAATTATTAAAAAGTTTAATTTATGTTTAGTTGGTTTATCTATTGATGAATTATCAAACCCAGCAAAAGCAAAAGCAAGAATACAGTCATTTATCAACGGTAGGGATAATTTTGGGGCTTTTATATTTGCAAAAGGTGAGGAAGAAGTTATACAAACTCAAATGTCTGTAGGTGGACTTGATGATTTGTTTAGTAGATATATGGAGTTGTTATGTACTTTTACACAAATACCAGCAACGAAATTATTGGGAATAGCACCCCGTGGCTTTAGTACGAATGATGAAAGTAGTCACCGCAACTGGTATGATTTAATAGAAAACTACAGAGAAAGTATGGCGAAACCTGTGCTAATGTCAATGATACACATGCTCATGTTAAATGAGGGTATAGAAATAGACCACGATATAGATATTAAATTTGGTCAATTATATGAGGCCGATAAGTTAGAATTATCACAAATAGAGAAATTTAATTCAGAGGCTGAAAAAAATAGAGTGGAGGCGGGTATATTATCTACTAGTGAAATACGAGCAGTTATAGCAAACAATGAAGATAATGCTTATGCTAATTTGGATATTGAAAATCTTGATAATATTGAAATTGAAGACAATGAGTAAAATCATAGAATTAAAGCCAATCAAGCCTAATAATAGCATTGGGCTTGAGTATAAACGAGCATTACAGCAATTAGTAGATATAATGATTGAAGATATATTCACTAATATTAAGTTAGAATATATACAGCAAGAAAATAAAATAGCATTAGATAAAGCACCCAAGACTATTAATAATTTAATCAAGAAATTATTTAAAAAGTGGGGGCAATTGTTTAATAAAAAAGCCCCATTACTTGCTAATAAATTTATTGATAAAATAGACAAACATAATAAATTAGTCAATAATAGTAATATTAAGTTACTATCTGATAAATTGACTGTTAATTTTAGCAAAGAAAACAAAAGGTTAGTTATTGCTAATGAGAATTTAATACAACAGCAAATAGATTTAATTACAAATATACCACAGCAATATCAACAAAAAATAAGCGAGGCGGTATTTGAAGCAATAAACAAAGGGCGTGATTTTAATTATTTAGAAACTGAATTATCTAAAATAAATACAATAAATAAAAAAAGAGTTAAATTAATTGCTAAAAATCAATTAGATTACTCTACTAATGTTATTAATAGAGCGAGGCAATTGGATTTAGGGTTTACTAAAGCAAAATGGAAACATAGCACAGCAAGCAAAGAACCAAGGCAATCACACCTCAAAGCGAATAATAAAGTATACAATCTTGAAGAAGGATGTTATATTGACGGTGAGTATATACAACCTGCGGAAAAAATAAACTGTAATTGTTATTCTGTGCCGATTGTGGAAATTTGATAAAAAAGTTGACAAATATTTAATTTTATGATATATTAATAATAATTATTAACAAATGCCTCAAAACGTTGTGAAACGGTTCGAGAATTCTCCAAAGATTATCACGAGGCATTATTTTAAAGATTTTAAAAGATGCCAAGTGATTTGATAAAAAAAATACACAAAAAGACAAATATATCTACACAAAAGTTAGAGGGTGTGTGGGATAAAGCTATTGCTAATGCTGAAAAAAACAATATTAATAATAAATACGCATATGCTACGGCTGTATTAGAAAAAGTGGTTAGTGCAAAAAAAGAACACACCATTGCTAATGACAGCCAACGCACCATAGACGATAATGAATTCACAAGAGTAGCAAATTGTATTATTACGTCCGCTGGAGTATTCGAATACTTGGGACGTGAAATACCTAACTATCAATCATTGGGCTTAGATGCCGACCAAATATATAAACTATACCGTCCTGCCGACGAAATAAACAAAGCCAAAGACACATTTAAAGACATGCCGTTACTTGATACTCATTTAGTAGTGTATGCTGACGATATACCTAAGAGCAATGTTATTGGTACATTATCAAGCGATATTAATTTTGATGGCAAGGATTTGACTTGTTCTATAGTTCTTTGGGATAAAAAGGCGGTAGAACAAATTGAGGCAAGAGGTAAAAAAGGATTATCTGCGGGTTATAGATATACGCCTGTAGTTAAGAGTGGGGTGCATGAAAAGCAGACATATGACATAATTATGACGGATTTATCTGCAAACCATGTGGCACATGTGGAAAACCCAAGGAATACTAAGTCGATAATTAACGACAGTAACGCATTATTAACAAAAGGAGGAGGCGATATGCCAAAACAAAAAATAGCACTAGACCAAGAGGCTGGAGAAGGTAGCGATTATGATAAAATCATAGACATGCTACAAGAAAACCCAGAACTAAAAGAAAGACTTCTTAAATTTTTAACACCTGCTGAGGATGAAGAAAAAGAAGAAGAATACAAAGATAAAAAAGCGGAAGATGAAGACAAAGACGAAAAAGATGATAAAAAAACAGCGATGGACAGTGCTTCACTTCAATTGTTAGTTAAGAATGAGATTAATAAACAATTACGTGAATATAACGAGGCTGTAGAATTGTGCGAAAAGCATATTGGTGTGATAAACCGCACTGCGTTTGATAGTGCTGACGCCTTGTATAGTAAAGTACTAAAAGATAACAAAATAGCGTTTGATGGGCTTGATACTAATGCGAAAAAAGTAGCAGTAAGTGTGTTAAGCATTAATAAAAAAGAATTGACTACATTGGCACACGATAGTGTTAGTAATAGTTTAGATTTAGAAACAGCACTTAAAGAAAGGGGCTTATAAAATGGCATTTCAAAAAGAAGCATTGTTGGATTTAGCACAAGGTTACGAAGGTGGGTTTGTAACTACTGTATTTTATCCAACAAATGGATATATTGTAAATGAAACTAACGGAGTAAAAATTGGTACTTTTGTTTGGCTAGTAGATGGTACAGATAATCAAGTGGCACAGGCAAAAGGTACTAATACACAATTAGCGGGGATGGTTGTTCGTAATAATTCTAACATCAATTTAACACAAGGTATTACTACTAATGCGGGATTACAAATACTAAACAAATATCCTTGCGAAGTTGCAAACCGTGGTATTTTTTATGTTAAATTAGTGACTTTGGTTGGTTCAAATCCTGTGGTTGCTGGTTCGGCTGTGTATATCAATAATACAACTGGTGAAGTAGTAGCAGACGCAGGCGGTACGATGACAACTTATACAAAAACTAATTTTAAATTTATTAGTGTGGCTTCTGAATTAACAGCAGGTCAATTGGTGAAAATATCTAACGTATCTGATGTTATGGGAGTTTAAAATGAAAAACATAGATTTAGAAAGAATAAAATCCGCTTCTGAAGTAATTTTTGATAATAATTACAATCAAGATAATTTAAATATTATATTTGCTGACAATCCTCAATTTTTAGCAACTGATAGAAAAGAGGCAGTTCATATTAAAATGGCAATGGATAGCGTAGACGCATCATTTAATACGCCTAGTTCTGGTGTTCCTGCATTTATGACTACGATTTATACAAATCAAGTTATTAAAGCGATTACACAAAAAGTAGCATTTAGAGAAATTGGAGGCGATTATCAACAAGGTGGTTTAGAAACTAACTCAATGTCATTCCCAACAATTGCTTTTAGTGGTAACGTTAGTGATTATGATGATAGAGATGAGCCAAATACTTCTGATATTAACTTAAATTTAGAAAACAGAGGTGTATATAGATATAGCACTGCAATCAATTACGGTGATTTGGAAGTTGCTACATTGTCGGCTGCCAAAATAGACGCAATATCTCTAAAAAGAGAGGCTGCGGCGAGAAAAATAGTATTAGTACAAAATGATATATTTTTCAATGGCGTTGCTAGAGCAAAAGAAGTTAGAGGTTTATTGAATGATAGCGACCTTAATCCTGCTATACCTGCTGTAGCAAGTGTTTCAAAGCCAAGTAGTGCAAAATGGAAATATAAAGAATATAACGAAATTGCAAATGATATTTTATTAATGTTCAATGGTATAGTATCTAAATTAGCAAATAATGTTAATTTGGACACTACAACACCGATGATATTGGCATTATCACCACAAGACCAAGTATATTTGGTTAAACCAAATGTTTACGGACGTACGGCATTAGAATATATTAAGGGTACATTCCCAAATATTCGCGTAGTAACTGCAAGTCAATATAGATTAAGTGATGCTGACAGCGGTAATTTGGTTCAATTAATATTAGAAAAAGTAGATGATGTAGATACTGTATCAAATGGATTTACTTTTCAAGCATTGTTTAGTAATACAGTTGTAGGGATGTCTACAATCAAACAAAAAATAAGTTCTGGTGTTGCGGGTGCTATCATTAGATTACCTGCTGCGATTGCAACGATGACTGGTATTTAATTATTTATAAAAGGATAAAAACATGTATATAGTTAACAGGCAATATATGGATGTAGAGTTTCCCTTGACAAACGGTGGCTCTGTAATAATTAACGGAGCTAATATTCAGGCTGTGCAATTAGGATTAAGTGACGCTTACGGTATGACTTATGTAGAAGACGCTGTTTGGGATGAGATAAAAACAAAGTATTCTTATATTATTAATCAAGGGTACATATTTGCTGACAAACAAGACAAATCAGCAAAGGCTAAGTATCAAGAAACAAAGGATGTTAAAATGCCTACTGACCCTATTGACCCTACTTTGAAAAATTATAAAGCACCTGAAGTGGTTGTTAAATAATGTTAGCATTTAATCCTACTCAATTTAAATTAGATTATCCAGAATTTGCTACACTTAGCGATTTAAAATTGACTAATTTATTTAATTACAATGCTAAAAGTTTTTATCAATGGGCTATACAAAAATACAGTGATGAGAACGAACAGTATTACTGGGCGTGTTTGGTATTGGCTCATGTATTAACAACAATATATGGTGCTGATGGTACAGGGGCGTCTTTAGTGGGTAGGATTAGTAGTGCTAATGAGGGGGACGTTAGCACTTCTCTTGAATTTAATACTAAAGTTACAAAAACTAGTGCTTGGTGGAACCAGAGTAAATATGGTGCTTTGTGTTGGGCTATAATACAGCAACAAGGTTGGAGTACGTGGGTGGCATACGGTGAGTAAAATTCAAAGAGTTAAGAATAGTGATTTATTAACTAAACTTAATAAATTTGCTACTAGCAAAAAAATGCTAAATGTGGGTTTCTTGCAAAAAGAAATTTCTAAAATAGCAATTATCAATGAATATGGTGCAAAAGTACCAGTTACTGACAAGACTAGAGCGTTGTTTAATAAATACGGCTTTCATTTAAAAGATAGCACAAAATTTATTAATATACCGCCTCGTCCTTTTATGCAACGCACTGCTACTGAGAACGAGAACAAATGGGCTGATATTATAGATAAATTGATAGTTAAATATCAATACGATGTAGATAAAGTATTAGCGATATTTGGTGAGATTGTAGAAAGTGCTATTCGTGAGATGATAGAAGATGGAGAATTTCAAGCAAACCATCCATTGACTATAGCGATAAAAGGCGGAGCGGGTAAACCATTAGTTCACACTGGTAAGATGTCAAAGTCTGTGGCATATGAGGTAATATGATGGCTGGGTTAAATTTGCATAAAATAGTCACACCTGTGTTAAATAACATTACACCTGAGTTTGATATTATATTAAAGTTGTTTAACGGTAATGTAAATAATAAAGGCATTATTACACCAATTTATATAACTGTGAATACAAAAGCCCGTGTTTATTTAGCAAATACTCAAGAATTACAGCATATTAATAATATCAATTTAACTAAAATATATAAAAAATTTTACATAAATTCAGACACAATAACAGGGCTTAACAAAGCATTATCAGAGGCAGGAGATTATATTGTGTGTGATAATTTAGAATATAAAATAGTACAAGTTATTAGCAAGTATGCTACTGGTTGGAGTAGTGTTATAGGGTGCCAACAATGAATATAACATCAGATAATTTGGCTGGAGTTTATGATATGCTAGTTACTTTTACGGGCAATCAGACTGGTGGTAATTTAACTACAGGTAGTAATATTATTACAAATATAGTTACTACTAATATAAATATTGGGGATGTAATAATAGGTGAGAATATACCTAATCCATGTTTTGTAACAGCAAAGACAAATAATACAATAACAATTAGTCAAACACCTGCGGTAACTAAAATAAACTCATTATACACACATAAAAATAACATATTTGAGGGCTTTCAAAATAATTCATTTATACCGCAAGACAGCGATTTTATAGTAATAACAAAATTAGATAGTGACACAACGGGGCGTCCTCTTGAAATATATAACAAAGAGACTGAAAGTTACACAATAATAGCCTGTGACATAAACACGATACAACTGGATTTTTACGGCGATTATGCTGAGAAAAATGCTAAGATTATGAGAACAGTAGTAAACGGTAGGTTAATCAATCAATTTTTAGAACCATACAATGCGAGTGTGGGTAGATATTTTAGTATAGTCAATTTATCTGATGTTTTAGATAATGAGAATTTTATTAAAAGGTTTACATTTAAATTTGAGTTATTCAGTAATAGTGCAATTACTGATATACCTTTGGCAACTCAATTGTTTGATAATGAATTAGAGTATGCACCATCAATTTAATTTAAGGAGAAATAGATAAATGGCAGCGATATCATTAGATAAATTAATCTCAATAACCAATGCTGTTATTGATGTTAGTACCACTGGTCTTGATTTGGTGACTACAGTGCTAACAAAAAATCAATTAATACCAAACAATGCTACACAATCCGTGTTACCTTTTACTTCTGCCGAATTAGTTGGCGATTATTTTGGCTTAGCAAGTGATGAATATAAATTTGCTGAAAGTTATTTTAAAAGTTACGATAACAGCCCATCTAAACCAAGATTTATTAGATTTGCACGATATATTGATACAGCCGTAGCACCGTACATTCGTGGTGGTATTGTAGGGATTGATAAATTAAGTGCATTAAAAGCGGTAACTGCGGGAACTTTAGAATTATCATTTGACGGGGCTACTGTAAATGTAACTACTATTGATTTGTCAAGTGCTACAAGTTTATCAAATGTAGCAAGTTTATTACAGGCTGAAATAAGGGGCGGAACTTTAACAAACGCAACAGTGGTATATGATAGCATTACTGAGGCTTTTACGATTAGCAATGCTGTTACAAGTGGTACATCAACAGTTGGTTACGTAACTGATGGTACAGGGGTTGGGCTTGGTTCATTATTGAAGTTAAAACAATCAGACGCTGCGGTATTATCTCAAGGTTCAGTAGATTTAACACCTGCTGAAAATATGGAAAAAATATTATTAGTTACAAAAAACTGGTATTCTTTTACAACCTTATGGAATGTAAGTACAGAAATCGGGTATGTAGAATTTTTAGCGTTGGCAAATTGGTGCAATGGCAAATTCCCTAAATATAATTATATTGCTTGGAGCAACGAGGCAAACATGGTTTCACTTAATAATAATAGTCAAATGAAAGCCGTGTTGGATGAATACAATTATGCGGGAGTTTCAATTCTTTATAATAATTATACGCATGTGGCTTTTTTTGCGGGGATGATTGCGGGAGTTGATTATACGGCAGCGAATTCTACTATATTATTAAGTGATAAACAACAAAGCGGATTAACTGTTAGTGCAAATACAGACACAGAGTATGAGGCTTTGATACAAAAAAAAGTAAACTTTTATGGTAATTTTAATAGTGCAAATAGCGAGTTTAGATTTTCATGTAATGGGTACATAAGCGGTGCTTATAAATTCATGGACAATCAAGCAAATAACGCGTGGTTAGCAGATCAAATACAAATTTCAGAAGCGACTTTATTGGGTAGTGTAGGTAAATTAGATTATGGACAAATAGGTCAAGCCTTGTTGAAGACATCTATTATTGATGTAATGAATAAAGCATTGAATAATGGAGTTGAGCAAACTGGTAAAGTATTTGATGAAACTCAAAAAGCAATATTGAAACAACAAGCGGGTATTGACATTAGTGGTGAATTGACCAGTAATGGTTATTATATTAAAATTACACCTCCAGCACCTGCGGATAGAGCCAACCGCCCTGCAATGAAAGTGCAAATTTGGTATGCAAACAATGGCGGGTTCTTTACAATTAACAACACTAATACTTATATAGCATAGGAGTAAACCATGAGTGTTATATTAAATGCTACGGCGTCCGATTTTATATTAACTGTAGCTTCACCTTTAAATACAGTACCAATTGTTTTAGCAGAAGGATTTGGTATAAATCAAGTTATACAAATTGATGATGTGGAAGATGTTGACACTGAAATGACAATGGACGGTATTATGACTGTGGCGTACAGACCTCGTATAATTGTAGGCAAAATAACATTGCAAGCAAATGCAACTGGGACTAAGTCTTTAATTGATTTTTTGAAACCAAAGAAAATATTAAAAGCACCACCTCCAGCAACCATTACAGTAACAAGTCCATCAAACTTTTATACAGCGACTTACAATGGTTGTGTATTTGTAACTAAATATAAAGGTTATGAGGCTTTGGAGAAATTACAAGAAGTGACTTTTACATTTCATGCAAGTGATATTAACGAAACTACGCTTGGTTCTGTAGTTAGTTTAGCAGCGGGCGCAGCGGGACTACTATAATAAATTAACTATAGATAGGTTGCTAGAACTGACAAGCAAGATGCCTACTTGTTTCTATAGTTTCTTTAGGCATTATTATTAATAGAAAGGCACTATTATGTCAATGAACATACAAAAAATCACAATAAAAGATAGAAAGCAAGAAAAAGAATTTATTATACAAGAAATGTCAGCAATGACAGTATTAATGAAATTCTTGCCAATGTTATTTAAAAATATTCGCAAAGATGAGTTAGTCAATTCACTTAATTTAGTATTACAAACGGCTGATGTAAAAGATGATGTTACAATTAACAACATCACTCCCTTAGTATTAATTACTGATACTATATATGAAATATTAAGCAATGCAAGTTTAGACAAATTGCAAGATTTGTATAATTTAATATTATCTCATGTAAAAGTATTGAATGGAGCAGGGCAAATTATATCAATAGATACAAATATTGACTTGTATGTTAAAAGCCCAGTCGTGTTAGGCAAATTAATATATGAAGTATTAAAATTCACGTTTGCGGAGGTGTATAACGATTTTTTGGAACTAACGGGCGAAAATTCACAAGAAGCCCAAGCAAAAAATTAAATACTTACGGGGTGGTTAAGTACGATATGCCTCATATAATTGGGGCTTTAATTACTAATAAAATATGTGGTTATTTAGATTTTATGAATATTTCATATAATAATTGTGTTCAATTATTTGACATTATCTTAACAAACAATTATAATAATATGATAATTCATGAAAATAACCAAGAAGAGAGTTAAAAATGGCTGAGAATATTTTAGATAAGTTTATATTGCAATTTATTGTAGATAATAAAGATGCCAAGAAAAAATTAAAAGAAATGGTTTCAGAGGCTGACAAAGTCCATGAAAATTTAAAAAAAAGCACTGAAAAAACCGATAACGCTTTTAAAAAGTTAAATAAAAGTATCCCGTTTGCAAAATTTAATAATTTTGCTAAAAGTTTAAAAACTGTAGCGGTAGCAATTGGCGGGGTGTTAGCGGTAAAGGGTATTAGTGACCTTGTCATGGGATTAAAAGACACGGCTGTAAGATTAAATAATTTATCTAATATAACAGGTGTTTCGACTACAAACCTACAAATATTTGGCAATATGGCGAAAAGATTAGGTATACCAGTTGAAAGCATGAATAATTTATTTGCTACCATGGAACAACAATTAATATCACTTAATACAGGTGCAAATCCTCAATTTGCGGGGGCTTTAAATAGACTAGGTATAAGTGCGAGAAATAGCAACGGTTCACTGCGTAGCACTGTAGATATTATTGGTGATTTACGCAAAACAATGCAAGGAAAGACGGACGAACAACAAAGAACTATATTAGCAACTTTAAATATAACTGCTGAACTATTGCCGTTATTCAAATTATCAAATGAAGAATACGCAAAATTGCAAGGAAAAGCAAAAGTTGGTATTATGGGGGATAAAGACAAAAAAGATTTTATGAAATTGAACGAAGATTTGCAAGATATGACACAGCAATTTGATAAATTAAAATTATCCGTGGGAACCGCATTTTTACCTTTAGCAGAGACTATAACCAAAACTTTAGTACCTGCTTTAGAAATGCTTAATAAACTTATAGGAGTTAGTAAAGATTTTACCAATCAAGTAATTAAAAAAGCAGTACCACCAGTATATAACGCTTTACATGAAGTTCTTGGGGGCGGTAAAACTAAAAATAATTTAGAATATCAATTACAAGATTTGCCTAATGCCAATGATTTAATACAAAAAGCCCAATTATCAATAGAAAGTGGAGGCAATGCAAGAGCCGTTGGCGATAAAGG